CGCGTATTCGCTACGGGGTCTTAACACAACTTGCGTTTTTACGCAATAAATAGTATATTGATAAATACAGGAGGCGATTATGCAAGATAATACGTTCCATGTGTCTTTTCCTATTGATATGATCAAAACGGAAGAGCGCATTGTAACAGGTGTTGCTACCGCTGATAATATAGATAGTTCTGGCGACATAATCGAGTTTGATGCCTCTGAGAAGGCGTTTAAGGCTTGGCGTGGAAATATTAGAGAAATGCACGCTCCGGTTGCTGTAGGTAAGGCAATCGATTACGAGCCTGTTGATTTAGACATCGACGGTTCTTCTCATAAAGGCATGAGGCTGTCGGCGTTTGTATCCAAGGGTGCCCAGACTACATGGGAAAAAGTCCTGGATGGAACACTATCGGCGTTTTCAGTCGGTGGAAAGATTTTAGAAAAGAAAATAGATGATATATTAAGTAAGAAAATGGGCCGTCCCATTCATCGTATAAGCAAATATGAACTTGGCGAGGTTAGTTTGGTTGATAACCCAGCTAATCCTGCTGCCGTTGTGGAGCTTGTGAAGTCGAATGAGGCCGGAGAACTTTGTTATATGTTAGAAACCGATGAAGATATTATGGAAAATAGTGATGAATCGAACATTAGTTTGCAAAAAGATACAAATTATGATAACGTCTTAACTGTGGAAGATAAGCTCTTTAATGAAAGTGCTGAGGTTTCTGACGCTCTCTCCGTTCAGGAGAAGGTGTCTTTACTTCGACGTTTTGTAAATTGGCTCCACAGTGATATGGAAAATGAAATTTCTGTATCAGATGACATCGAGAAGTTTGAAATAGAAGCTTCTCCTGACTCAAATCAAGATTCCGAAGGAGATGTAGATATGGATATTGATATTCTGAAGGATGCGCTTGGTGCAGTCGTTGATGAGAAGCTTTCCCTCTTTAAAGAGGAACTGAAGTCTGATACTCAGACTTATGTTGATGAAAAGTTGGATTCAGTTGCAAAAAGCGTTGAAGTTGAGGAAGCTGAGGTCGTAGAGGCCGAGGTTGACTCATCTGCTCTTGATGCTGCTGTTGCGAAGTTCCGCGAGGAGCTTGATGGCGCAATGGCTACCATTCAGGAGCAGAAGGATGCTCTTTCTGATGCTTCGGCTAAGATCGAGCAGTTAGAAACTGCCGGCGCTGTGAAAAAGAGCGTCGAAAGCGACGAAGAAATGGTGGAGGATGAGATTATCGCTAAAGATGTCGGGGAACCGGCTTTTTGGGACAACCTCTACCTTCCTCAAGAGCTTATTAAAGCTTTTGGATACGAAAAGTAAAAGGATATAAGGAGGAAGATAATGTCAACTCAGGAAGAAATTCTTGCGAAAGCAAATGAAGTTACTACCAGCGTTGTCGGAAACGCCAGTGGCGGCATTTTAAAGCCGGCTCAGGCCAACCGCTTCATTGATTTTGTCGTTGATCAGTCTACCCTCTTGCAGTCCTCGCGAGTTGTGCGTATGCGGACCCCGCAGATGGAGATCGATAAGCTCTCCATCGGTACGCGCATCATGGCGAAGGCTACTGAGGCTTCTGACACCGGCGCAAACGCTGCTGTTACCTTCACCAAAGTGTCGCTTACTACTGTGAAACTTCGTTTGGATTGGGAGATCAGCACTGAGTCCCTTGAGGACAACATTGCGGGTGATTCTTTAGAGGATCATCTCGCATCAGTGATGGCTCGCCAGACAGCGAATGACCTTGATGACTTGTTCATCAATGGCGATACTACGAGCAGCAATGCTCTACTCAAGAGCCTTGATGGCTTTGTTAAACTTGCACTGGCAAGCGGTTATGTTCTGGATTGTGGGGGCGGCACGCCGATCTCTCGTTCAGTCTATGATCGTTCGCTCCGTAAGATTCCAAGCAAGTACCTACAGCGCCGCAATGACCTTCGGTTCATGTGCGGTCCTCAATTGGTACAGGACACCATTTATCACTTAGGAGATCCGTCTGTTAAGGTTGATGGGAGTGCCGCTGCTGGTGGCACCCCGGTCAACTCTGATATTGGTGGTCGGTACTTCGAGGGTGCTGGTGGTGCAAACGGTGGTCCTGGTGATACAGGCCTGCGTCCGTTTGGTACTCCGGTTCTTGAGGTACCCCTCATGCCGGAAACTGTTGCTGGCGATTACAGTGGGGCCGCGGGTGACCACGGCTACCTAATCATGACATTCCCGCAGAACCATATTATTGGTATTCAGCGTGAGATTGTTGTGTATCGCGAGTTCAAGCCAAAGAAAGACACGATTGAGTACACTCAGTTTACCCGTGTTGCGTCAAACGTCGAAAACTTCGATGCTTACGTAATCACCAAGAATGTTAAGCGCCGCGCCGCTTAAATATAATTGAATAACTGATGAGGGCGAAGGGGCAGTTGAGGAACTGCCCCTCGTCTTCGTTAAAACCAATGTTGGTATCATGAGAGGAGGTATGGTAAGATATAATCATGGCTGATGATAACGTAGTTACTTCCAAATCTATTGAAGATGCGGAAGTCGAAGAACCAAAAGAAGCCGCTCCGGCGGCAGAAAAGAAGGCTCCGGCCAAGAAGGCTCCGGCCAAGAAGGCTGCGTCTTCAAAAGATATTTTAATCAAGATGGAAGGGCCTAGAGGTTATGCCTCAGGTGGACATGATTTCACTCTGGAGCATCCTTTCAAGGCGCTCCCAGAAAAAGAAGCATTACTTTTAATTGCCACTGGCTCGTTTGTCAGGGCAAAAGAATCTGAAGTTAAGGCCTTCTATGAGGAGTAGCAATGGCTGATGATAATGTAGTAGAAGAGGTAGTAGCGGAGGAAGCGCCTAAGGCGCCGTTGTGGAGTCCCAAGGGATCCAATGATGGTGTCTGGGTTAAAATGATTGACGGGCCAACTTCATATAGCATGCAGGGGTATAAATTTACACTGGAAGATCCAGTGCAATGTGTGCCTGCTGATATTGTAAACATGTTGTTGGCAACTGGCAGTTTTGTTAAGACCGCAAGACCTAAATAAGGTTTAGTAATATAAAAAATAGGAGGTTGTAATGGCCGCAATTAGCAATTACTTGGAAAACGAGCTTCTGGATCACGTTCTGAAGAATGCAGCATATTCCAGTCCCACGACTGTATATCTTGCTCTCTACACTTCCAACCCAACAGACGCAGACTCCGGTACTGAATGTTCGGGCGGGTCATATGCCCGTCAGTCTATTACTTTCGGTTCGGTTGCCTCTGGCGGTACGATTTCCAACACTGCAGATATTACGTATACTAGCATGCCTGCCGCTACGGTGACGCATGTTGGTATTCATGATCATGTTAGTGCTGGAAACTTGCTGTTCCACGGTGCGCTTAGTTCGTCTAAGTCAGTGGATGCTGGGGACACATTTAAAATTTCAACAGGCGACTTGGATATTTCGCTCGACTGATCGGGGTGCATTATGACCCTAAAGAGACGAGAATTCGTAGGAGCCGCATCAGAAACAGAATTGTCTGCCGGGATCAACTCATCGGCCACATCCTTTACTGTTGCAAGCGGATCTGGATTTCCTGACGGAAGCGATTATCCGTTTGTAGTGGTATTGGATCGTGGCGCGAATGATGAAGAGAAGGTATTAATCTCTTCAAGGTCCGGTAACGATTTCACTGTTGCCCAGAATATTGGTGGAGTAACCACCGGTCGCGGATTTGACAGCACAACTGCTGCGTCACACGATTCAGCGTCTAAGGTCGGGCATGTTTTAGATGCAACGACTATGACTGACATTAGTCAAACCGTATATGACAATGAAGTGCTATACTGGATGGGGGTAGCTTAGATGGCTCAATTTACTGCTAAAAATATATATCGGGGGCAACCTGGTACTTCTATTGGCACCCTGTATACTGTAACAAATACTAATGATTATTATACTATTGTAAAGAATATTATTGTTTGTAATACTACGAATAGCGCTGCAAATTTTGATTTGCATGCTGTTGCATCTGGCGGAACTGCCGGTGTGACGAATCAGGTGTTCTCTGACTTCGTTGTTCAAGGGGATGAGACTGTATCTATTGATGTTTCTATGGTTCTGGCCAAAAACGAAACGCTACAGGCTCTTCAAGTAACATCTGGAGCTTTGACCCTTACTATCAGCGGAGTGGAGTACACCACGTAATGGCCATTAGACACTTCCCTTCTGCCAAGATTTCCGCATCCACGACCCACTCAGTTAAGACAGAAACAACTGGTGGAGCGCCCACTTCAACGATTGCTGATGGGGCTATTGCTGTTGATACATCAAATGATGCTTTCTATTTCCGGTCTAGTTCTTCTTGGCAGCAGGTTAGTGGTGGTGGTGCTAGTGTAACTGTTTCCGATACGGCTCCGTCTAGTCCTGATTCGGGGGATTTATGGTATGAGTCTGATACTGGTAATACGATTGTATACTATGATGATGGTGTGGGTGACGCTCAATGGGTGGAGCTTGGTCATGCTGCAGATTCTACTGTAGTTGAGTATGCCGCAAATATTGATGGCGGGGTGCCTAGTAGTAATTATACTGGGATTGCTACTCTGGATGGTGGCGCAGTTTAATGGCTATTAACTTTCCTGCATCTCCAACATTGAATGATGAAGTTACCCAAGGTAACATGGTGTGGTTTTGGAATGCAACCTATTGGGAGCTTAGATCTAGTACATCAAAGTTTTCGGCAGGCGATGATGCTCCCTCGAGTTATACTCCTGGAGATTTCTGGTATGAAACTGATACGGGTAAACTTTATGTTCGCTTTGATGATTATTGGGTTGAAGTAGGACATTCTTCTGATGGCCAGTCGTTTCAGGCTCAGGA